CGAAGTGCCGGGCATCGTCGAAGAAGTGCTGACAATGACGGAATTGGCTGATGGCGCGAAGCAGCTGCACCGGGTCTTCGTCTGCCAGACGCTGAACCCTTGGAACTATCCCGCCAAGGATCGTTCTGGCCGCCTCGATCTCGTCGAAGAAGCCCACCTTGGCCGCCTCATCGCCAAGATCGGCGAGCCCGGCCGCTCCCCTCTCGAACGCCTCACGTTCAGCCGCCCGGGGCCTGTCGCTCCGGACGCCGCTCACCCCAACGCCACACCCTGATCCAGGAGCATCCCCATGACAAACGCATGGAACGATTTCAACGACGCCAAGCAGAACGCCAACCTCATCCCCAAGGGCACCATCGCCAAAGTGCGGCTCACCATCCGGCCCGGCGGTTTTGATGATCACTCTCAGGGCTGGACCGGCGGCTATGCCCGCCGCGGCACCACGGGCTCCGTCTACCTCGATGTCGAATACACAGTGCTCGAGGGTCCTTACGCCAAGCGCAAAATCTGGTCGATGATCGGGCTCTACAGCGCTTCGGGCCCGAACTGGGCCAACATGGGGCGCAGCCTCGTGCGCGGCATCCTGAACTCGGCGCGCGGCCTCTCCGACAAAGACAATTCGCCCGAGGCGCAGAATGCCCGCCGTATCTCGGGCTTTGCGGATCTCGACGGGATCGAGTTCGTTGCCCGCATCGACATCGGTAAGGACAGCAATGGCGAAGACAAGAACGACATTCGCCAGGCGGTGACGCGCGATCACAAGGAGTATGCCGCTGCCACGGCAGGCAATGCACATGCCCCTGCCTATGCGCCCCCGCAGCTGTCCTATGCTGCTCCGGCCCAACAGTTGTTGGGCTACGTGGCACCTCATCCCCCGGCGGATCCAGCCCCGCAGCAGGCAGCTCATGCGCCCGCCGCCGGCGTGCGTCCTACCTGGGCGAAGTGAGGTCACACCATGCTGCTTCGCCCCCGTCAGAAACTCTTCGTTGAGCGCAGCCTGTCTGCGCTCGACGCCCACCGCAACACGCTTGGCGTCGCGCCGACCGCGGCCGGCAAGACCATCATGCTCTCAGCCGTTGCCGGTGAGATAGTGCGTGGCACGGATGCCAGGGCTTGCGTGCTGGCCCACCGCGATGAGCTGACCGAGCAGAACCGCACCAAGTTCGGCCGCGTCAATCCTGAGGTCACCACCTCGGTCGTCGATGCAAGCACGAAGTCGTGGGGCGGTCAGGTGACATTCGCGATGGCGCCGACGCTGTCACGCGCCTCGAACCTTGCCGACATGCCGGCGCTCGATCTCCTCATCATTGATGAGGCGCATCACGCGGTGGCTGACAGCTACCGGCGCATCATTGATCACGCCTTGCAGCGCAACCCGTCTGCCAAGATCTTCGGCGTCACCGCCACGCCCAATCGTGGCGACAAAAAGGGGCTGCGCGAGGTCTTCGACAATATCGCCGACCAGATCCGCATCGCCGAGTTGATCGCGTCCGGTCACCTCGTGCCCCCCCGCACCTTCGTCATTGATGTGGGCGTGCAGGATGCATTGAAAACAGTGCGCCGCGTCGCCGCTGACTTCGACATGGGCGAAGTTGACGCCATCATGAACAAGTCGCCGGTCACGGATGCCGTGATCGCTCACTGGAAGGAGAAGGCCGGCAATCGTCAGACGGTGGTCTTCTGCTCGACGGTCGATCACGCTTGCAATGTCGCCGATGCATTCAAAGCAGAAGGGGTTTCGGCGGCGCTCATCCACGGTGAGATGGGGGATGCCGACCGCAAGGCCACACTTGCCGCTTATGATCGTGGCGAGATCCAGGTCATCACCAATGTGGCTGTGCTGACCGAGGGCTGGGATCACCCGCCGACCTCCTGCGTCGTGCTATTGCGGCCATCTTCTTACAAGTCCACCATGATGCAGATGGTGGGCCGGGGATTGCGCACCGTGAACCCGGAAGAATACCCGGGCGTCCTCAAGACTGACTGCGTCATCCTCGATTTTGGGACGTCAAGCCTCATCCACGGTTCGCTCGAACAGGATGTCGATCTGAACGGCCGCGAGGTAAGCGGCGACGCCCCCACCAAGACCTGCCCGTCCTGCGCGGCGCAAGTGCCTGCGGCTGTGATGGAATGCCCGCTTTGCGGTCATGTCTGGGAGAGCGATCGCGAGGCCAAAGGTCCTGAGGCACTCGGCCATTTCGTGATGACCGAGATCGATCTTCTGGCCCGATCGAGCTTCGAGTGGATCGACATCAATGGTGACGGTTCGATCCTGATGGCGAGCGGCCTTAACGCCTGGGCCGGCGTCTTTGCCGAGGGCGGCCGCTGGTATGCGGTGGGCGGTGCCAAGGACAAGCGCGCCACCTTGCTTGGTGTCGGTGAAAGCGTCGTCTGCATCGCGGCGGCTGACGATTGGCTCAACACCAATGAGTCTGACGAGGCGGCGCACAAGACCAAGGGCTGGCTGCGCCAGCAGCCGACGGACAAGCAACTCGCCTGGCTCCCGCCCGCCTGCCGCATGGACTTCAACCTCACCCGCTACCAGGCCTCGGCCATGCTGAGCCTCAAGTTCAACCGCACCGCAATTCGTGCCCGGATCAACGAGGCCAAGGGCGCTCGGTTCGCGGTGGCTGCGTGATGGAGGAGCTTTATGTCGCCATCACCCACCTCTGCCGCCGCGCGGTTTACCTCTTGGCATCCGCGCTTCGCGCTCTGCGCGGTGTGCCGACAGCCGACGCGTGGCTTTGGCTGGTCCGAGCCGCAACCTGTGAATCGGCCGCGGCCCTCAGTGTGGTTTTGCTCCATCACCTGTCAGGCCTTCTTCTGGCAACGGGCACGGAGGTCTTCCGCCATGGTTGATCTTACCGAGGAAGAAAAATCTGCCATGCGTCACGCCATGCAGATGGTAGCCGAAGTGATGGAGGAGATCGGCTGGCAGACCCGGCTGATCGAGCTCTCAGAGCCCCAGGTGCTCACCCTCATCGAAGTCGCCATCGGCGGCTTTCAGGACGCGATGCGCGAGATCGCCGCGGCCAACAAGCAGCAATTCCCGGAGGTGCCGTTTTGAAACTGGATTTCAACCACACGCGCGGTTTCGCGGAACTGCTCAATGACGCCATCGACATGGCGCTCACTGATGAGAATGCGCTGCGTCCCAGCCGCGAATATCTCGGCGGCTCGCGGGTGGGTCACGCCTGCGAACGCGCCCTGCAGTTTGAATTTGCAGGCGCCGCGAAGGACGACGGCGCGGATTTCCCCGGCCGAACCCTGCGCATCTTCGCCATCGGTCACGCACTCGAGGATCTTGCAATTCAGTGGCTGCGCGCCGCGGGCATCGACCTCTACACCCGCAAGGGCAATCGCCCCGATGGTGAGCAGTTCGGCTTTTCGGTCGCGGACGGCCGCATTCGTGGCCATGTTGACGGCATCATTGCCGCCGCCCCCGAGCCCATGTCACTCGGCGTGCCTGCGCTCTGGGAATGCAAGACCATGAACGCCAAGAACTGGCGCGCTTGCGTCAAGGACGGCGTGGCCGTCTCAAAGCCGATCTATGCGGCACAGATAGCACTCTACCAAGCCTACATGGATGCCGCCGTTCCGGGGCTTGCCTCGAACCCGGCGCTCTTCACCGCCATCAACAAGGACACGGCGGAGCTGCATCACGAGCTGGTGCCGTTCAACGCAGAGCTCGCACAGCGGATGAGCGACCGCGCCGTGCGCATCCTCAGCGCCACCGACGCCGGCGAATTGCTGCCGCGCATTGCGCGCGACCGCGACCACTTCGAGTGCCGGACGTGCGCTTACGCCAACCGCTGCTGGAGCTTGCCCCAATGAGCGATGATCGTGACGACAAGCCCACTGGCGAAGTGATCCACTTCAATCCGTGGCGTGATTTCAACGACGCAGCCCCGCAGGAGGACCCGTTCGGCGTCGAGCCCGATGCGGACCAGCTGGCGACGTTTCTGGATGTGGTCTTCGGTTATTGCGAAGGCCTCATCCCGGTGCGCGGCTTTGTCGACAAAGGGCAAGGCCGGGACGGCAAGCCCAACAACATCTGGATCGAGGCGGACGCCTCGGCCTTCGACAAGCTGAAGACCTTCGCCACCTGGGCGTGGCGCGAGGGTGCGGCCCTGTATGTCATCCCTGGCACGGTCGAAGCACAGGGTCAGGCGCGTGCCCACGAAGTCCTGCAGATGCAGGCCTTGGTTGTTGATCTCGACGCCGGCGACATTCCGGCCAAGCTTGCACATCTCGTGCGCCATCTCGGCACGCCCACGCTCATAGTTGAGAGCGGCGGCCGTACGCCCGAGGGCGCCACCAAGCTGCATGTCTGGTGGAAACTGACCGAGGCTGTCACCGGCGAAGATCTGGCAACGCTGTGCCGCCTGCGCGGTGACATCGCCCTGAAAGTCGGTGGCGACACGCATTTCCGCTCGGCTCACCAGCCGATCCGTGTCGCAGGCTCGGTCTATCACAAGGGTGGCTTCCAGCGCCTTGTGCAGATCCGCGACCATCACCCGGTCGAGGTCGAACTTGTGGAGTTCGCCGAACAAGTTGCCGCCATGCCTGCTCTGCCCGGTGTCGGGGTGGAGCCCACCCCTGAGGCCAATTCCAAACCCTCGCTCGAAGCCATTCTCACCACCCCCGTGCATGAGGGTGGGTCGGACCAGTGGACCCGCTTTGAGGGCGCGAGCGCAGCCATTGGCCACTACGTTCGGCTGGTCCACGACGGCAAGATGACGCCCAATGACGGCTGGGAAGCGATCTGCCAGTACAACGCCGCCATGTTGCGACCCGCGTGGCCGCCGAAGCGCCTGCAGCAGGAGGCCGACCGCCTCTGGGCACTGCATGTCAGAAAGAACGGCCCGGCACTGCTGCGCAACGATGCGGACCAGGTCGCTTCCCAGGCGACAATGCCGGCGTACAGGTTGCGTGAGTTGCTCGCCGATACGTCACCCATGCCGGATGACATCATTGCGCCGCGCGTACTGACGCCAGGAGGTCTGCTGGTCTTGGGTGGCGCACCGAAGGTTGGCAAAAGCGATTTCCTGATCAGCCTTCTGGTCCATATGGCTGCCGGTGTGACGTTCCTCGGCTTCACGCCCAGCCGAGCGTTGCGCGTTTATTACCTGCAGGCCGAGATCCAGTATCACTACCTTCGCGAACGGCTGCAGGGCATCAGGCTCGATGCGCGCGTCATTTCGGCCGCGCTCGATAATCTGATCGCGACGCCAAAGCTCCGCCTCCTTCTTGATGAGAAAGGTATCGCCCTCGCGGTTGCGTCGATCCGGGAACATTTCCCCGACGCACCGCCCGACATCATCTGCATCGACCCGATCCGTAATCTCTTCGATGGCGGCAAGGATGGCGGCGGCGAAAACGACAACGCCGCGATGATGTTCTTTCTCACCGAACGGGTGGAGCGGCTGCGCGAGGCCGTCGCTCCCGACTGTGGCGTCATCCTCGCCCACCACACCAAGAAGATGAACCGCAAGGCGGTGGGCGAGGATCCGTTCCAGGCGCTCTCCGGTGCCAGTGCGCTGCGTGGATTTTACACCTCTGGCCTTCTGATGCATCGCCCCGATGAGGAGAGCAGTCTGCGCCGCCTCGAGATCGAGCTGCGCAACGGCCCATCGCTGCCGACCAAGGTGATCGATAAGGAGAACGGCCGCTGGGTCGAAATCAATCCGATGAACGAGCGCCTCGTTCGAAAGGAGCTCGGTGCAAAGCTCGATGCCGAGCGGTTGCGCAAGCACGACGTGATCCTTGGTATTTTGCTGGATGAGGCTGCAGGCAGCCGCCTCTACACGACGATGCAGTTTGCCGAAGCCTTCG